GGGCAGCTGGGCGACGTGCGCGGCGGCCGCGGCGCCGGGATCCAGTCTCGGCTCCGCCGGGGCAGCGGGGTGCTCGGTCTCGGATTCCGGCTCGGCCGCAGACGCCGGCGCCGGCTCGGGCTGGGTGCCGGTGGCCGCCGAGTGGCGTCCCGTGCGGGCGGCGTCTTTCCCGTAGACGTTGACGGTGCTGGCTTTGGGTTCGCCGGGCATTAGGTCGTAGAGGCCGGAGGCGGTCAGGCCGAGCACGATGCCGCGGGCGACGGCGTCTAGGTAGCCGGCCCCGGTGGAGTAGGCGTCCCCGCAGGCGACGGCGACGCCGGCGAGCACGGAGACCAGCGGCGCCAGGTTGGCGGGGAGTCCGGTGCGTTTGGCGAGGTTGGTGAGGGCGACGATGGCCGGGACGGTCAGGAGGATACTCATATGCTCGCCCCCAGCGCCCGCAGGTCATCGAGCAGGGACTTGGCCTGGGCGTGGACGGCCTCCATGAGGGTCTGGACCGTCTCCGGATAGGCCGAGTGCTCGGGGATGTCCGGGTTGGCGATCTTGATCGCCTGGTATTCCTCCCAGCTGATCCGGCGCATGCTGCAGCCGGTGACCAGGTAGGCGACATTGTCGCCTACACGCCACACAATAATCATGGTTTCTCCTAGCGGTGGTTTGATTGGTTCTGGATCGTCTTGGCTGTCGCCGAGCGCGGCATGGTAGATGTCGTCTAGTTGGTCGATTTTGGCGTCGTAGGGACAGTTTTTCCCGTAGGCGGTGGACCAGCGGGCGCCGGTCTGCGCCAGGCACCAGGTTTTCCGGTCGGTCGGGTCGAAACGGCCGAAATCCCCGGCGCAGCCGAGCCGGTGCCATGCGAGTCCCCGAAGGTCGCCGGGCGTGGCGATACGTCGCGGCACGGACGGGTGGGTGTCCCATATCCAGGCGAGTAGCTGTCCGAGCGCGGTGACCTGGCTGGCCGTGAGGGCACGCTCGGAGGCGCCGTCCCACGTCTCCACGCTGATATCGCCGAAATTCCCGGCGCCGGAGGCCCGGGTGGCCTGCGACGTGGAGGCGTACTGGTACACCTCCCCGGTGCCGTTGACGTAGAACGTGCTGTACGTGCCCTTGTAGGGTCCATAGCGGTAGAGGTTTTGGGCGCCGGAGACGGCGGTGTGGAGGGTCATCCGCACCGGCGTATGCGACCGGTCGGAGGTTTCGACGTTGAGGGGCCAGTGGTTGGCCCCGGGATACCAAGCCATATTTGGTGCCTTTCTCTAGTATCCGATCGCGGTCCACATGAAAGCATACGGCACGTTGCCGCCGGATCCGCGGAAGCGCGCCCGGAACTTCTCTGTAGACAGAGAGTCGATTTCGAGGGGGCCCGGGGGCGGTTGGCACTGGAACTGCGCGTTGTTGATCCCGGACAACGGGGTGCATGTGATCGAGCACACGCCTTCCTGGAAAGTCACCGGGAATCCCGCCTCTGGCATGTATGTGAAACCGTCCTGGATCGACGCCGGATAGGCGAAGACAATCCCGGTGACGATCCTGCATTTCTTCCAGTAGGCAGCGGTCGCTGTCCCGGAGATGGAGGTGCCGTTGGTGTGCGACGCCACGAGAGAGTTGTCTATGGCTTCGGTACGGCACTCCAAAAGCGTGTCGTTGAGTTTCTTGGCGGTGAGTAGCTCACCATCTGTGAAATTATACATCCTAGTTCTTTCCCTTCCACCGGATGGCTTCCAGCCATGCCGGCGCATATTCGTATGGGATGGGCTTTTGCAATTCGAGCACGGTCTTGACGGCCGTGGTGTCCAGGGTCCATTTGATGCCCTTGATGTGGCAGGGGTAGGTATCCTGGATAGTGGAGACCATGACGATGTCGGTCAGGTCCAGCTGAGCTGTTTTCCCGACGACGGCCATGGCGTCGCCGTGGACCCGGTACGGGTGGGCGACGGCCGGGTCGGCCTCGTGCCAGGCCGGCAGGGTGACGGACGATACCCACGCCGACGGGTAGTTGTAGTAGAGCTTCTTGGCCAGTGTGCCCACGGTCCTGGCGGCCCACGTGTTTTGGTTGTGCAGGAACTCGAACGTGTTGACGGAGATAGCCACCTGCTTTTTGCGTTCCCCGAACTCGGCTTCGATCGTCCTTTCGTAGACCGTGGTCTTTTGCTGGCTTATGGTTCCTTTGTCTTTCCATTTTTTCGCGTTCGGGTCCCATTCCTGGTCTACGTGGTCGGTGGTGATATCGAGCCGGGAGATGGCGGAGGACGCGTCGTAGTCGATCGAGGCCTCCGTGGCCTGCGGGTAGACCGTCCCATGCTTGTATTCGGTGATGCCGCCGGCGTCGATCAGGTAGCCGGAGGGTAGGTTGTCGGGCGGGGACCAGGCGAACGTCAGCCAGCCGCGCGAGTCTATGAACCACGGCCGACAACCGGTGGCGGTGATGATATCCAGCCACTGGGCGAGGGACCGCTCCGTGTAGGGCGCCCGGTGGACGCCCAACCGCGACCATCCATTGTCGGATTTGAGGGTGGTGTGCCACGAGATGCCGTTGGGGCCTGTGACTTCGCCGATCCCGTTCGCCGTCCACACCCATCCCTCGGAGAGCGGCCCGGCGCTAGTCTTGGCGGCGAGCTTGGCGGTGGAGTCCACGGAGGTTATCTCGGTGGTGTAGGTGCCGTCGGGATGGTAGTGGGAGACGACCGTATCGACGGTGCCGGTGAAGATCGGCGTCGCGGACGGGCAGTGGACGAGGATGGTCCGGCGGCCTCGGTGGATCTTGGCGACACGGGGATCATAGGCGTCCTTGTATACGGCTTTCATGGTGCCGATCTTGTAGGCGGACGTGATCCCGTCGTAGTCCAGGCCGCGCTCGGTCGTGACCGTGGTGCCGTTTTCGAGCATGTTCACCCATACCAGGTCGGCGTCCGAGGGCGCGAGCGTGTACTCGCCCAGCTTGATGGAGCCGAGCGTGTCCCAGTCCCCGATTTTCCTGTTCGGGTCGGGCAGCGTCGTGGATCCCAGGATGATCTTGCCGAGCCGCTGGTCCGCGGACGCCGGGTCGGGGAGCTGGGCCATGAGGGCGTAGGCCTCCGGCCCGGTGGCCGCCATGGCGCCGCCCGGGATTTCCAGCTCATGCTCCACGTGCAGTTCGCACTCCTGACCGTCGCATACCTCCGGTGTCTCTATGGTCAGGCGCTGCAGGTAGCGTGGGTTGTAGGAGAGCCAGGTGCGGTCGGTGCCGTCCATGGTCTGGGTGCGGATGGCGCCCTGAATCCCGATCCGGGCCGTGGCGCCCGTGACGGTCGGGCATTTGATGGTTACGGCGACGGCCGGCTCCCAGGATGCGGGGATCGGCGGCAGGTTGATCGTGACCAGATCTTTGGAGTTGGCTTTGAACGTAAAGTTCCCTTTCGGGTGGTGCCGCTCGCTGTCGGGGACGAAAACACGGACGCGGTCTTGGGTCCATTGGTCGCCGGACCGCTGGCGCCAATGCTTGGGCGCGAAATCGAACCTGGACACGGGTGGGTAGACGTGCATGATACTCCCTATCCTATCAGGCGCCGGCCGGTGGTGCGCTCGTAGTCGCGGATGGCGTCCACGACGGCCTGCCCGGAGCGGGCGTCCGCGGTCAGGGTGGAGACGGTGATGTTGACGGGCCGTGTTTCACGTGAAACACCTGCGGCGACGGCGGGGAGGGGCATGCCGGCGGGGACGCCGGCGAGGGCCTGCCCGTCGATCATGCCCGGCATCCCGCGAGTCAAGCTTTGGAGGGAGGATCGGACGGCGCCGTACCGGGATGCCATCCCGTCTACGAGGCCTTGGATGATGAGTTGGCCGGCGCCGCGCAGGAGGGTCCGGTCCACGGACTCCGGCCCCTTCCAGGACGTCAGTTTGCCAGTCAGCCATTTGAAGCCATCTTTGATGGCGCCGAAACCGCTCTTGATGCCGTCCCATAGGCCGCCGATGATTTTCTTGCCGACGCTCAACAGGATCTTCCCGGCGTTGCCGAAAGCTTTCACAATCTTCCCGGGTATCTCAGCGATCCAGGACACGACCTTGACGATCCCGTTCCAGATGGACGATATTATCTGGCCCATAGTGTTCCAGACTTTGGAGAGTAGCTTGCCGAACCAGCCGATCACCATCCCGATCGAGCCGACGATGGTCTGGAATGTTATTTTGATTTGGTGGGCGGCGGCGCCGATGACGGCCTTGATCCCGTTCCAGATGGATTTGACGACGCCGAGCAGGCCCTGGAAGGCCGAGCCGAGCCAGCCGGCAGCGACGCGGATCCCGTTCCAGACGCCTTGGATGACGGCGCCGGCGCCGGAGATGACGGCCTTGATCCCCGCCCACACCCAGCCGGCGACGGTGGCGATGCCGGTGAAGACTGCGCCGATGACCGTGGCGCCGCCGCGCAGGAGGGCGATGAAGCCTTCCCAGGCGAATTTCACGACCGCTATGGCGGCGGAGAACACCATTTTCACGCCGTCCCAGGCCCAGCCGACGATGGTGGCGAGGCCGGACATGACGGCGGAGACGGCGGTGACGCCGAGCTGGAAGACCATTTTGATGGCCTCCCAGGCGATCTTCAAGGCGACGGCCGCGGTCTTGACGACGCCTACGAGTAGCCGCCAGGCTCCGACGAAGATGCCGCCGATGACTCTGCCGAGGCCGGATAGGAGTCCGGGGAGCTTGCCGATGAGCGGGACGATATGGTCGGCGATGAAACCCGTCACTTTGGTTACGATTGGTAGCAGCATGTTGCCGAGCTTGGCTTTGGCATCTTCCCATTTCGCGGACAGCACTTGTTGCTTGTGCGCGAGTGTGTCTGTTTCCCGAGCGAATTTACCGGTGGAGTCGGCGGATTGCTTTTGGATGAGCGATAAGGTGGCTGCCTGTGTGGCCTGTGTGGTGAGCTGCCCGTTGACTTTTTTGTAGCCGAGGGAAGCGGCTTCGGCGTCGATCGCGGACTGGGTGAGGGAAATGCCGTATTTCTCGATCGGGTCCCGTTCGCCTTTGAGGGCTGCGGAGAGTGCGTCTACGGCGTCTTTGGTGGATCCTCCGAACTGGGCGCTCAGGTCGGCGCCGATTTTGATGACGTTGTTGGCTTGGGTGGCCAGCTGGTTGGCTGCGGTGCCGCCGTTTTTCAGCTGGGTGCCGATTAGCGTTGCCATCTCATTATATGAGTTGCGGGAGAGTCCGACGGCTGTGGCCGCTTTCTGTGCGTAGGCGTGCACTTGTTTGGAGGACGACTTGAAAACGTCGTCCACGGCGCCCATTGATTGTTGGAGGTTGCTGGCGGCGCCGACGGCTTGTTTGCCGAGAGCGAAAGCTGCTGTGGCGCCGAATCCTATGGCGCCGGCCGCGAGGCCTTTCATGCCGATGCCGAGGGCGGACATGGACTGTTTGAGCTTGCCGATCCCGCCTTGGGTCTGCCCGACCTTGGCCATCTCCGACCGGAACTTTTTCGTGTCGGCGGTCACACTGATTTTGATTGATTGCTTGCCGGCCATCCTGTAGACTCCCTTCTGTCAGATGGTTCGTTCCTTTCCTGACATTGGGGGGATGCCCCCCGGGCCTGAGTTGTTCTTCGCTTCTCTCTCCCTCAGGCCCGGGGGGCCTTTTCATGTTCTCTGGCGGCGGTTCCACTCGCGGATGAGCGCCGCGGTCTCTATCCTGGTCAGCGCCCAGTATTCACGGGGAGACGTGATGATTCCCGAGGCGACCATTGCCGCCATCTGCTTGACGAAAGGGGGCCGTCGCCTCGATCGCGGCGTCCTGGCTGGGTGCGTGGGGGCGGATGCGGGCGAGGATCCCGGTGAGGGCGGCGTCGCGGGGCGGCTCCGTGTGGGAGGCGACTTCGATGACGTCCAGGGCGTCGGCCATGGTGAGTCCGTCGGCGACGGACGGGGTGATGGCTGGGTCTCCGGGCCGGGCGAGGCGCTGCAGGGCGATGGTGGCGAGGGCGCGCATCATGAGGCCGGGATCTGGGTCGGCGTCCAGGCCGGCGCCGGTGATGGTCGTGTACATGACCTGTTCCCCGATGGTGAGGGACTCGGCGAAGGCCGAGAAGGCCTCCGACTGGTCAGTGTTGGTGGGTTCCATTAGATGGCTCCTCCTCCGATGTTGTTTTCTAGGCCGAGCTTGTCGCATATCTCGGCGAGACCTTTGAGTAGGTGCTTGACGATGTCTTGGTTGCGGGCTTCGAGGGCCTGCACCAGGAAAGGATGTGGTTTTATATGGTGTTTCGGCCAGCCGTAGTGTTGGACGCCGGCGTAGGGGATGGATTTGCGGCCGGCGTAGACCACGCTCTTGGTTTTGCCGCGGCCGGCGCGGATAGATCCTGCGAGCCTCCCGGTCTTGTGCGGTGCGAGGGGTTTGGCGGTGCGGACCACGAGATCGCCGAGGGAGTGCATGAGTTCCTTCATGTCGCTCGTCTCGGCGCCGGCCCGGGCGAGGGCCCGCATCGCCTTGTCTGCCCCCTGGATGCGCATGGTGACTCCGTCGCCCACGGAGTAGACGCCGTCATGCATCACAAGGCCCTCCTAAATCACGCTTGGGTTTTCTTCTCGCGGTTACGGATCGTGAACTCAATTTCTGTCGTGGCATCGTCGTCGCCGGCTTTGATGCCGATCGCCGGGCGGAGCTTCGGGAACGCGAGCGTCCCGACCCAGTGGGGTTCGTCCACGGTGGGCGTTTCGTTGGCGTGCGGAGCGAGCGTGAAAGGCACATTATCCTTGCCGGGATTGTCGAAAACCTTCATCAGGAGGGCTTCGGCGCTCGTGGACTGGACGATGGTGACTTCCAGGGTAGCCTTGCCGACGGAGCCTTTCATGACGTCACCGAACGTCTTCGTCCCCGCATCCTTTGTCTCTTCCTTCGGGAACTTCCACTCGGAGACTTCGGCGGCGTAGTCGACATTGTCGATTTTGAGGACCAGCTTGGATCCCCGGAGGCGCTGTATAGCCATGATTTACTTGGCCTTTCGTGTGATGATGGTTTTGATGGTGATGCGGACGGCGGGCAGCGGTGAGGCGAGGGCGTCGCCGGAGATGGCGACGTACTCGCTGATGCTGATCCCGCCGACGTCCAGGGAAAGCATGACCTGGGCAACCCGGTCCAGCCAGGCGGTGGCGTCGGCGACGGCCATGCCGGGCCGGGCGGTGACGGTGACCCGCCACGTGGCGCGGGCCTGGGCGTACGGCAGGCCCTGGTTGTCGCCGGCTTCGACGCCCATAAGCTCGATCCAGGCGGTGGCCGGCGGCGGTGTCTGCGGCAGGTAGGAGCGGACGTCGGTCAGCTCGGTCCCGAAAGCGTGTCCGAGGACGCCGACCAAACCTTCCTGGATTTCGGCGCGGCAGTCCGCGATGGTGGGTATCTCGGTCATGCGAGTCCTGGCCTCACGTAGGGAGCGAGCATGGGGTAGACGGCCCGGAGCGGATCCCGGGCGAGCCGCACCGGGCTGCCGGCGTCCGCGAACGCAGAGAACACCCCGCCCGGAGACAGCATACGGGTGTTGAGTTCGCGGGCGACTTCGAGGACGGCCCGGTGGGCTATCTTGTCGGGCAGCTCGGAGGCGCCGACGTAGGACCGGACCATCTGGACGGCGGTGTCGATCATCTCCGCGATGTCCGTGGGTTCCAGGGTGGAGGCCCCACCCGCGAGGTGCAGCTCGCGGGTGAGGACCAGCCTGAGCTTCTCAAGATCGACGGTGAACGCCACGCGTCAGCCCTGCTTGAACGTCCAGGGCAGGAGGGCGCCGGGGTACGGGCAGTAGTGGACGCATTCGCTGTAGACCGCGGTGTCGCGGCGCAGGTCCAGCACCTGGTCCTGCTGCAGCCGGAGCGGAGCCTCCCCGTCGTCGCGGACGACGATCGCGCGCTTGTCGTAGAAGCACGCGAGGGTCTCGCCGGGGATCGGGACGACGGGCACACCGTACAGGTTCAGGCTGATGGGCTTGGTCGGGTCGATTTTGCCTTCGTTGGCGACGGCCGTGTCGGAGCCGACCCAGCGGAGCAGGCGTTTTTCCTCGCCGAGCGCCGCGATCACCTTGATCAGGTCCCACGTGAGGAAAAGTCCGTCGATCGAATACTGGTCGGAATCGTCGTATGCTTTCTGTGCGTCGATGATGACGTTTCGCAGCGAGGTCGCCGTGATTTCGCTGGCCTTGGTGGTGCCGCCGACGGAGCGCTTGGCGGCCGCGGCGACGATCTGCTCACGGACGAACTGCACGTTCCACGCCTCGAAAGCTTTGGCGTGCTTGATGGCGAGACGCTGCCCGATATCGTCCAGGAACGCCGGATCGGCCCGGTTGATGGTGGCTCGGGTGAGGGCCGTGCCGCCCGCGAACGACGTGACTTTCGCGGTCTTGAGTTCGTCGGTGAGGCTACCGGTCGGCACCTGGGTGCCTTCCGTGTACTCGGCGACCGTCAGGCTATCTTCTTTGTAGACGGAGTACTGGACGGTCTGGCCCTGCATCGGGACGTCGTGCGTGTAGGCCAGGGCGTTTGTGACGCGCTTTTTGGCTTCCATTTTGGCTTGGAGGCGTCCGAGCCAGGCGGGCGGCTGCGCGGACTGGCCCACCTTGGTGACGGTGACGTCGCGGAAGGCCATGCCGTCGGGGGAGTTCTTGATGTAGTCCCCGTAGGACCGGTACTTGGCGAGGGGATGCGGCTCGGTGACCTGAGCGGTCTCCACTCGGTCGATCCGGTCGCGGAGGGCGCGGACGTCGGCGGAGATACCGCCGATCGCGTCGTCCAGTCTGTCGATGGCGGTCTCTGCCATAGCATTCACCTTCATTTCTTCGATAGCGGTGTTGTTGGAGCGTTGGTCGGTGATGGCGGTGTCTTCGTAGGCCGGGAAAGGGACCACGGAGACTTCGTAGAGGGTTGCTCGGGTGACGGCGACGTCGATCCCGGTCTCGGTGCGGGTGATGGTCTGCCCGTCGTCGGCGGGCAGGAATCCGATCGACATTTGGGTGAGGGCGCCGTCGGCGATGAGCTGGCGGACGTCCCTGCCGAGCTGGGTGTCGGAGATGCGGGCGTCGATCATGAGGGCGCCGTCTTCTTCGCGGGTGTCGGTTACGACGCCGATGACGTCGCTGTGCTCGGAGAAGAGTTTGACGCCGCCTTCCCGCGGGGTGAGGGCGCCGGAGTGGATGGTTTCCACGAAGCCGGGTGCTATCTCGGTGGGCGTGTCCAGGGGGACCGCCCGTGCGGTTATCTCCCAGCCGCCGCCGGTCCCGGCGTCGGCGAGGCGCGTGGTGAGGGGCCCGTTACGCTTCCGGATCCGGTTCAGGGTCGCTGCCGGATGATCCGTCTTCGCCATCGGCGTCACCTTCTTCCTTATCGTCGTCTTTCTGGGTTTCGGTTAGTGGGTTGAGGCCTTCGATGGCCCGTACTTCGTCGATCGTGAGGAATCCTGCTTCGATCGCGGTCTTGTGGGCGGCGTACCGCGTGGTCGTGTCCGGCCTCAAGAAACCGTCCACGTTGAAGCGCACGTCGTCGGGGAGTAGCTCGGATAGGGCGGCTTCGATTTCCCTCATGTACGGCATCAGCGTATGCCGCACGAACAGGATCGACTCCTGCTCCATGTTGGCGTAGGTTTTGGAGTCGCCGTCGCCGGAGGTGAGCATGAGCCGGGCCGGGATCCCGAAAATCCGCGCTACCGAGATGACGTTGACTTTGCGTACGTCCAGTAGCTGTAGCTCGGCCGGCGTCAAATAGCATTGCTTGTATGTGAGGCCGGAGCCGAGCACGGCGACGCCGCCCTCGGGAGTCATCGTGGCGTTGGCCACGGTCTTCCACTCTTTCGCCATGTCGGCGGAGAGCGTCTGGTCGGTGGTGAGGATCCCGGTGGGGCGCCCGCCCCGTTTGGTCCACTGGGCCGCGTATTGGTGGGCGTCTATGGCGCCGCGGAGTCCGTCGGCCCACGCCTGGATCGGGCCCTGGCCGAGCGGCTCACCGGGCACGTGGGTGAGTTGCAGCTGGCGGACGTCCGTGACGGTGAGGGAGTCGTAGGTGATGGTTTTGACGCCGGTGGCGACGTCGATCCGGGCGGAGCACCGTGAGGGATCCAGGACCCGGACCGGGCCGGGGCCGTCGGGGACGCGGAGCCACGCGTTGCCGGTCTGGGCGAGGGACTGGGTTATCTCGCCGAGGAATCCCGGCAGGGTCTGGCCGGCCGGCAGGATCCGCTGGATCATGCCCGTGGCGGAGCCGCGGGGGCGTCCGAGAGTCCGGGAATACCGGTCCAGGGTCAGCTGGGAGATGGACCCTTCGAGGATGGCAAGGGCCCGGTAGACGGAGTCCAGGACCCGCGGGTCTTCGCCGGCGTCACGGCGGATGGTGACACCGTTTTCGACGCGCTGCAGCCGGGGCGGCGCCTGCCGGCCGGTCACCGCCCGGGCGAGGGATGCGAATGGGTTTCGTGCCACGTGGATCACCCTACCATATCTGCAGGACGGGTTTGGACAGGTACTTGCCGGCGGCCCACACGGCGAGCGCGGTGGCGCGGAGGGCGTCGATCGGACCGTCGGACTTGGCGGCGTCGAAATCCACGCCGCGGTTGGTGACGCGGAGCCTGGCGACGTCGATCGCGGAGACGACGCAGCCGGCCTGGACGTGGGAGACGGTGCCGTCCCGGGACCGGTCGATCAGGGCCTGGCAGGCGTCCTGGTAGTCGCTGTAGGCGCCGGTCTGGCCGATGCCGTCGGCGGCGAGGGTCTCGGCGATGAGCCGGGTGGGCCCGGTCGGGTCGGCGACGATCCTCCGGTAGCCGTCCGCCCACAGGTAGCGCAAGCGAGGTTCGAGCTCCCTGACGTCGTTCCCGGACCAGGCGATGACGGTGACTGGGTCTCCGTCATCGTCCAGCCAGGCCGCGGCGATGGTGGCGCCGGTCCCGTCTCGGGAGGCGTCGTAGGCGATGACGGTGTCGCCGGGCCGCCGGTGCTGGGCGGCGGGATCGTCCTCGGGGATCGCCCTGGCGGTCCACATGGCGACGTCGAAAGCCGCCTTGTCATCTCCGGCGGTCGGCAGGTTGAGGAACGCCCGGCGCCACTCTGCGAGGGGCAGGCCGTCGCCGAGCGCCCGCAGACGCCGGAGGGACTGGGTATAGCCGATGGCGGGATGGTAGGCGAGGGTGGCGTCGCCGTACGGGTCCCGGTCGGCCAGTTCCGGGTCGGCGGAGAACTCGAAGAACGCCACCCGGGACCCGGGATCCTTGGTGGCGGCCCGGCCGTGGGCGAGTTTCTCATCCCACCATCCGCCCGACGTCGCCTCCGAGCCGCGGGTGGACAGCCGCCAGGATTGGGCGAGCCGCCGAGTGGCCTGAGCTGGCTTGACGGCGGCCTCGATCGCGGTGCCCTGCTCCGGCGTGTACGCCCAGCATTCGTCGGCGGATTCCAGGTCGATCGCGTCGCCGTGGATCGCGGAGTCCGTCGGCGGATACGGTTCGAGATAGGCGCCGGTCGGCGCGTAGGTGAGCCGCTCGGCGCCCTTGCCCCGCAGGACTTCGACGCCGGAGTCCTCCACGGCCGGGATATCGTCAACGTAGGACCGCCATCTCTTGCCGGCGTCTTTCCCGGTCTGCGCCGTCATCACGGCACGGTGATCGGCGAAAGCAAGCATCCTGTGCAGGTGGATGGCGCCGACCAGGTCGGACTTGCCGGCCTGGCGTGGCACGGAGACCATCACCGTGTGGTACCACCACTCGCCGGGATGCTCGGGATCCAGCTCGCAGGCGACGTCGGCGACGTACCGCTGCCACGGCATCAGCCGGCGACCACGGACCCGCTCGGATACCTCGGCGACCACGGGGCCGAGACTGGGCCGGTCCGGGTCCCGGAGAGTGGCGTAGGCGGCGGTCAGGCCGTCGGGCAGCTGGACGGACACGGTCAGAGTCCCATCGATCGGGCCGTGACGGCTTCGATGACGGTCTGCAGCGTGTCAAACACTGAGCCGGTCTTCGCCGGTGGCTTCGGCAGCATCTCAATGCCGTCCAGGAGCTGCCTGGCGAGTTGAGTCGTGGCCACGCTGACCTTCGCGGCGCACAGGCCACGGTCCAGGGCTTTCGCAGTGGACAGCATGACGACGGTCAAGAGCTTCGTGCGGTAATCGAGCAGGTCCTCCCCCTCAAGATCCTCAATAAGATCCTTGACGGCGTCGTGGATCGGCGATTCGTCCCTGACCTCAAGATCGAATAATGGCATTTTCACTCCTTTTCGCCGTTTTTTCCGAATTTTAAACGATTTGGGGGGAAATGGAAAGTGGGGGCAGGCTCCCGGCCGGGGCCCGTTGGAAAAAATGCGATTCCGATTTCGGTCGGTCGGCGCCGGACGGTGCGAGAGCCGTCGCCTCGAGCGGCATTGCAGCCGTAGTGCGCCGGTCTCAGGTTCTCGATCGTGTCTGTGCCGCCGCGGCTGACGGGCAGCACATGGTCGATGCTCAGTCGGTCTCGCAGTCGCGTCGCGCTGGGGTTGATCATCGTGTGGCAGATGGAGCAGCGCCAGCCGTAGACGTCGGTGACCATCTGCCGCAGCTGCTTTTGGTTCCGGCCTCGCCAGCGTCGTCCTCCGCTCATGTCCCTGAGTATACCCCATCCGAGCAACCCCCGCAATCCGGATACCCCCGGTCGGAGACACCCCCGGTCGGAGACACCCCCGGTCGGAGACACCCCCCGTCTCCGCGAACGGTGTCTGGTCCGGGAACCGGGACCACCCGGATAGGCGATAGCCCGTCTCCCCAAGGGGGCGGGCGGAGGGTCCGCCGCATCGCGGCGGGCGGACCCTCCCGATCGCCCTCCACCTTTTCGCTTTTCTCTAAATGTAGAGGGTTCATCTAAGGGAGAGAGAGTCTCCCTTATGGAGACTCTCTCCCTTAGGGAGATTGATATGGCTAGCACAGTGTTCCGCATGGGCGTCTCCCAGTCTGGGCCGGCGCTCCGGGGCAAACCCCTGGATCGTCCATGCGGAACACTGTGCCGTCGCCTCGAAATGGGGGCAGTGGTCTTAGTATTCCGCATGGTCAGAAGAGCGTATCGGCGTCATCCCGGGTCTCATCCGGCGTCTCGGGTTGCTCGGGACGTGGGTCTTCCAGCCCGTCCATGCGGAACGCCCTTCCGTGAGGATTATCGTTCCGCATGGGAGTGGCCTGGAATCCTTGCGGGCACTGGCCAAGGACGGCATGGTTGTAGGCGTGGACGGCCTCCGCGTCGGCCTGGTCCAGCACGTCAAGGAGGGCCTCGCACGACTCCGCCAGGCCTTCGTCGCCGGGCAGGGCGCGTTCGATGGAGCGGCGGAGGTCCACGACGCCCCACGCGGCCGTGTGGATGTGGGAGATGATGCGCAGCGTGGCCAGCTCGGAGGCCGGGGAGCCACTCGGGGATGTTGATTCCATGCCCTCTATTCTACTCGGGCACGACTAATGCCCCCTACCACCGGCGGGGGCTTGCATGACAGTAATTCGGCTATGGGGCCGGGCGGCTGCGGGCGCCCGGACGGACGGTCAGACTGTCACTGCGCGAAGCGTTTGAGGAGGCGCCCTTCAGGATCCCGGATTTCCTGGCAGTCGGCGTCGGGGTACTCGGCGTCGAACTCGCTGGCCAGCACCCAGCCACACCAGCCGGGGACGGGCCGCTCCATCATCCGCGATGCTCGGTCGGCGTCGTAGCCCCGGCTGAGGATCCGGTCTTTCATCTCGGCTACCTCCGTCGGCGTGTAGACCATGTCGCACGGCCTGCGATCCTTCTGCGCGGGCGGAACGAACGGCGCGCTCGGCGCCGTCGCCGGAGCCACGGATGCTTCCTGGGGTGCCTCCGGCGGCTCGGGCGGCTGGGGGGCGTGCTCGATCTTGGAGACCCGCTCCCTGTAGGCCCGGTAGCGGGCGACGGCGGCGTCCTTCTTGCGCTTGACCCACTCGCGGAGATTGATCCACGCCAGGTACGCTTTCTTGTCTACGCGGATCCACGAGGGGCGGGGGCAGCCGTCGGGGCCGATCCCGCCGCGCTCCCAGGCGATCAAGCCGGCCTTTTCGAGACGCTTGAGGCCCTCCCTGGCCCACCGGTCGGTGATATGGGAGGCCATCGCGACCTGGTAGGCGGTGGTGCGGCCCTCCGCAGATTTCGAGGGCAGGCAGACGGCCAGACCCTGCATCGCGTAGGTCATGCACCGGTCGAATCCCCCCCAGCCGCGCTGGGCGTGGGAGCGGGTCAGAGACGTCAGGGGCGCCCGAGCATTCATGCCCTCATGGCGCCGCGGAGACTTCGGTTTACTCATTTTCTCATTCCTTTCCTGAGCGGACTGTGCCAGTCTACAGCCTCGCAGTGGTAGGGATCATTCTCGGAGGGCCCCGTGGCGGCGTCGAAGTCCGATATCCACACGGCCGGAAACCCGTCCGGCCCCTTGGGGAGTTGGACGGAGACCTGCATACGGCCGTCCGCGACGTGTTCTATCCGCCAGCCGTTGTAGGTGTAGGAGCTATCGTGGACGACGCCGACGGCGACGGTGGTCAGCTGGGCGCTGTACGGGCCGTGGCGCCGCTGGGCGTCGGGGATCACCCGGAATCCCGGGTCGAACCAGACCAGGCCGTTAGAGCGGCCTTCCTGGCGGAGTCTCTCCCACGCCGTCGCCGCCATATACCGGTAGGCGACCAGCTGGTCGGGGGAGACGATGAGGGACGGTTTCCTATAGGCGTCCATCTGGGCGACGCCATGGTCATAGATTTCCATATGCACAGTGTACACCGTTCCGGATGGCGCCGTCAAAACGAAGAAGGGCCCCGGACCGTGCGAGTCCGGGGCCCCAGGGCACCTATCAGCTTCTAGCAGGGCCAGCCGTCATCCATGTGACAGCGGAACATGCCTCCGAGAAGCCATCCGAAATACCTCCAACTCATGAGTTTCACCTCCTATCATTCTCCGGTGGTGTCGGGCCGCCACGGGTAGTCCCCCGGCGGCAAGTTGTTGCTGAACCTCGCCCACAAGAGCAAGTTAGGCACGTCTACCACTATGTGCCTGTAGCCGGCCGGGAGCCTAAGCTGAGGGGACATTTTGAAGTCCGCGCCGACGGGCCACACGCCGCGCTTCGGCTGGTAGGCTATCAGGCTTCCAGGATAGGTGCCTGCAGGCCGGGTCTCGATCGTCGGCGTCGGATGGAGGCCCTGGTAGTACTCCCCGTCGGCCGGCGGCATCAACGCCTCCCGGACAATCCAGCCCTGGCCGGCGGCGAGGGTCAGCCGGAGCGCCCAGGCGGGCGTGGTGCATACCCTCCGGACCGTCACCCTCGCGGCTCCGCCACGGGCGTAGCGGCGGCCGATATCGGCGAGGGTGACCGTCATCCGGTGCACGACCCTGGCCGTCCTGCCGATCTTCGCGATCGGGGCCGCCCCGTGGGCGCGGGACGTGCCCTTGCCCCACGTGTTGATGGTGTCTCGGGAGACGCCCTCTATCTCGGAGATATCGGCGTAGGTCAGGCCCATCGCGCTGAGGGCGCGGACGCAGGTCTGCAGCTGCTCTACGTGCTCGGACGCCATGGTCACCGCCCCCCGTCGGTCTCGGCGTCTCGGAGGGTCCAGCCGTAGGCGTACCCGTAGACGGCGCCGGTGATGGTCAGGACGATCCTCCACGGGGTGGAGGCGGTGGTGACGGCGACGGCGATGAGCGCGACCCATGCCAGGCCGAGCAGTGCCACCATCGCCGGCGTCGGAGTCGGCTTGGTCATTTCAGCAGTCCTACCTTTCGTGCGTAGTGGTCTCCGATAGTCTGGTTTTTGTCGATCCACGCCCGGCGGGCGTGCTGGAGCGATTTCAGGCCTCCGGGATGGTGCTCGATCACGGAGTCCGGGAGGGCGTCCAGGACGTCGGTCAGGGCGTCTGCGGCGCCTATCGAGTACCAGGCTCGGCCGGAGTCGTTGAGGGCGTCCCAGTCGCCGTTCACGTCCATCGCGCCGCTGCGCCGGGCGGTCTCGTAGTGGACGTGGGCTTCTGCCAGGGCGGCCATGAGGACGGGCCGGATGGGCGAGGTTTTGCAGCCGTAGAGGCCGATGGCGGCCGTGAGGGCGTAGTGCGCGCCGGCCCAGTAGACCGCCTTTAGCTCGGGAGAGTCCCACGGGCGTATTGCAGCCCCATGTAGGGTAGCGATGGTTGTTTTCATTTGATGTGCCTTTCCAGTGTCAGGTCATAGACGGCGGTGCAGGCGTCGAAATACCCGGGCTGCCCGGTGGCAGGGAGGTTTTCGGCGAGGTAGCGCAGGTCGCAGACGAACCGGGCGCCGGGCACGTGCCCGGCGCCTCCGGCGGCGGTCAGCTGCGCCGGGGAGTAGAGCGCGATCGGTGTCCCGTCGGCGGCGCCGATGGAGATGTACCGGTGACCGAGTTCGCGTTCCAGGTGGTGGATGTAGGAGACGCAGTGGGCGGCGAATATCTCGCCGCCGGTGCGGTCCTGAGGATTGCTCATCTTGAACAGGCCCATATCTACGCCGCTTCCTTCACGATGCGCTCGTACCAGAGCGTCAGGTCGCACGTGACGCTCGGAGTATTCCATTATCGGTTCCTTTCGGTGGTTGTGCGGTAGTACTGGGGGCGGGGCCAGCGGGGCCAGGCGAGGCCCCGGACGGTGGCGACGTGGCCTCCGGGCAGGTGCCGGATCGCGGTGTGCCGGCCTCCGTGGTGCAGGTCCACGCTGTAGGCGGCGGCCTCGCGGGTGCCGACCAGGTAGCCCTCGCGGTCGTAGTAGCAGGTGCCCTCGTAGCCCTGGGAGGCTGCGTGGCGGACGTCTCGGGCGATCCGATCGTAGGCGCCCGGCGTGAGATCGGGATGGTATTCAGGCATGTCAAGGGGTATCCTTTCCGGGTGGGTCCCCGGCCCCCGGAGGGGCCGGAGCGGGGTTGTCAGTCTTCGGTGTCGAGGATGATCAGGGCAAGATCCTCAAGATCCGCATCGTCGTAGTCGCCGTCCCAGGTAGGATCGAGGTTGGCGATGATCGCGTGCTTGGCGGCTTCTCGGGTCATGCCAGTCTTCGCGGCGAGCCAGCACGCCGCATCCTTGGTCTCCCAGTCAATCCACTTGGAGCCTTCGTAGATCTTCATTTCCATCTTCCTTTCGGGGGATTCGCTCGGGAGCTTCTCTCCCTTGCTGTACCTATAGTCTACCCCGTCCGTGGTACGCTGTCAACTCGGCGTGGTGTGACGCTGGCCACGGGCCGGGTGGGGTTCGGCTGGGTAAAGGGGAGGCCCCCCGCCGGGGCGGGGGGCCTTTCTTCTAGGAGTTCCGGATTTCGTCTCGGAGGCTGATCAGGTCTTCGGGATCGAAGAGTCCTTTGTATCTGGGGAGTTTCTTGAGTTTCCGTTCGGCTTCCTTGAGGAGGATTCCGGTCTCGGCTCGGAGCCAGTGCTTGGACTCGGTGAGGTTGCTGGTGAAGGTCCGGGGGAAGATTCCTCGAATATCTCGCATTTCAGTTTTCCTTTCCAGTTCCGGGAGCTTCTCTCCCTTGCTGTACCTATAGTCTACCCCGGTCGTGGCATGGTGTCAAGCCAGACCGGGGTAGATCCCTGTGGTCTCCCTCACTCTCCAAGGGAGAGTTCGAGCCGGGAGATGCGGGCGTCCACCACCCCTATCTCCTGTGAGAGTCGCCGGAGGGTGCCGGCGTGCTCGTCCCGGAGGGCGTGGACCTGGCCCTCCACCCGGGCCAGGCCCTCGGCGAGGGAGCGGCCGTCGCCCTGTGGCTCCATCCGGCGGCGCATCGCCCGCAGCTGCCTCCACACGGGGATCAGCCCGGCGACGGCGGTCAGGACGCCGGCGACGGCGGTGAGGATCGGCGCTACATGCTGCACTACT